GGAGAACGTAAGCTCGCGATCGGTCATAGCCATTGGATATTCCCCTTTCCCAGATCAGATGGCCGCTTCATCCACCGCCAGCGCGTCAGTGCGCAGGATCGGGATGCCGCCGAAGGTGGTGACGCGCTTGCCCGCGTCCATGTCGTACCCGAGGTACGGGTTCTTATCTTCGAGCAGCTGCCGCTCGAGGAACGAGCGCATCGAGCGATCCATGATCCACGCGGCGCTGTGACCCGGCATGTCGAGGCCATCGACCCGGTTCATCAGCTCGACCATGAGCATCTGCAGCCGCGCGCCGGTCGAGTAGTCGACCGTGAGGAGCGAGCGGTCGATCGAGCCGATGCGGCCGACCTTGCGCGGATCCTTAACCGACAGGCCAGCGTGCAGGTTGTACTGGTCGATGAGGGCGAGGAATTCCTTGCCGTCAGCATCGGGATAGTAGGTGCCGACGTCGACCCCATCGTCCGCAACGCCGGTGCCGGCAGTCACGTCGATGTGGCTGATGCCCGCCTTGGTGTTCTTTGGATACACGCCCATCACGCCCATCGGGCCGGTGACGACGAGCCAGATCGAGCCGTTGTCCGTGCCCGAACCGCCGGCGTCGATGAGCTGATCGCCCACGGTGCTGTTGATGTCGTTGAAGCGCGGCGCGAGGCCGGTGAATTCCTGCGGGCTCGCCGAAGCGTTCCCGTAGAACATGGTCGTGCAGAACGTCTGCGTCATCGCTTCGAAGAACGCCGAGGACTCGGTAAGGCGATATTCGCCCACGTCGCCGTGCGCCTTCGCGATCTCGCGATCGACCGCCGACTTGCCTTCGAGCAGGGCCGCACCCTCGTCGATCTGAGCCACGCGGCTCTTCGACGGGTCGACGCCCTGGTTATACCCGCGGTAGTAAACCGAGGGCAGGCCAGTGCGAACGGTGGTGCGCTCACCGGTCGGCAGGTTGGCTTCCTTCCAGCGGAGCCAACCGAACACTTCGTTGGTCTGCGACAGCCACTCGCCGATCGAGGCGATCTTGCCGTTCGGATCGAGGCGGGCCGTCAGGTCCGCCATCGTGTGCAGTTCCTGTCCGAGAACAGCCATAGTTACTTACCCCTCTTGCCGTAGAATTTTTCGGATTCGGTCAGTGGAGCCGAGGAGGTCTCCGCTGCCGGGGTGGATGCTTCCGCGAGCACACGGCCCGCACCTGACACGATGCGCATCAGGAACCGGTCGTTGCCGAGGCCGGATTCGTTGAGGAAGGTCGAGAACTCCGAGCGTTCGTCGGCCTTCGGGATGAAATGGGCGATCGCCTTGGCGGCAAACGAACGGCTTTCCTCGAGCTTCTTGCCGCCGACTTCGGGGTCGGCTTGCAGATCACGCGCGAGATTGGCGCGCAGTTCGGCCGCTGCATCGTCCTGCGCCTTGAGCGTGCGCGCCTCGATCATCGGGACGATCTTCTCGGCGTAGGCGCTCATCAGCTTGCCGGCCTGATCCTGCGAGAGATTGAGATCACGCAGCACCGGCTCGACTGCGGCAAAACCTTCAGTGTCGAACTCGATGCCTTCGGGCATCTTGAACGCGGCAGTGTCGTAGGCTTCCGGCGCGCCCTGCGGCTGCTCGGCCTCACCTTTGCCCTCACCAGCCTGATCGCCGCTCTCTGCCTTGTCAGTGTTCGTTACGTCCGCGTCGCCGCTGTCCGCACCCTCGGCGGCGGTCTCTTCGCTCGCAGTTGCAGCCGCGCCCAGCGCCGTATCCGCGCCAGTCTCAGCGGCATCGGCGGCCGCGTCGTCATTCTGTTGCTGAGTCTCGGTCGTCATGCTTCGCTCCTTTCGAGAAGATCATCCTGGCTGCTAAGGCGGACGCGATGGCGTCGTAGGGTTCGGCCGTTTCGGCGCTGAACCATCCCAGGATTTCCAACCCCAAGGAGCGCTTGCCTTCGAGAAAAAGGCTTTGCTGCTCTTCGCGAGTGACCCGGTAGATACCGCTCGCCGATAGAAACTCAAAAAGGTGCCTGCGGAACTGCGGTTGCTGCATCAGCCACTCGCGGTCCTCTTTCCTGAGCTTGTCCTCGGGGGTCATCAGTACCGCGCAGTCTCATTCGCCATCTCGGCGATGTTGGCAGCGGCTTGTGTGGCGTCCTTCGCCGGCTGAGCCATCGCTGCCATCTGCGCTGCCTGTTCCTGCTGCGCGCGTGAGGCTCGCATCCGGTCGACCGTCCGCTGATCCCGCACCGCCTTGGCGGGCAGGTTGGCGCGATCGGCGTAGTCGTCGATTATTGCGTCGGGATCGATCTTGTCGAGCACCTGCGGCCCGAACACCGAACCGAGCGAGCCGACGAAGCCGACCACACGCTCAGTCGTCGACAGACCGAGCATCTTTTGCGCCATCGCCAGCACCGACACGAACTCGACCTTGAGCTCGCGGCCTTGCAATTCCTCAGGCGCTTCGGGGAGCAAGCCGCCGCGCTGGGCAATGCCGATCATGCGGTCGACGGCCACCGGCAGCATGTCGTCGTTGACCATCTCGACCACCGGGCCGAGCTGCGTCAGCTTCTCCTCGTCGCGCTTGAGCAGTTCCTCGACGTTGCGGGGCTGCACACCAGGCATGTTCGTGATCGCCATGAACAAATCGGCGAAGGTGAGCCGGTCAATTGCTTGCCGTAGGCGCTCCTGCCGCGCCTCGTTGACCGTGATCGCCTGAGGATTGACTTCGTACACCGCCTTGGCCGCGAGGGGCTGGCTGAGATCGGCGACATAGGTATGCGCGCCGGGGCGCATATCCAAATCCTTCGCCGGGCCGGCGGTTGGCGGTTTGGCGAGCAAATCTTCCAGATCGCGCCCGCGCTTGGCAGCCATATGCAGTTCGCGCATGTCCGCCATTGCGTCGTGACCAAGCCCGCGCCCGTAGATGTCGAGACCGCGTACGTTCCACCGCGGAGCCCAGAACGGTTGTTCGGCGTAACCCTTCGCCTCGAGCACGGCATCGCGCCTGTCGTCGTTGTCGTCCCACAGCGTCGAGTCCCAGCGACCACCCGCACCGCGCTCGATCACCTGCATGACCTGAACGATGTGGCCGTAGTTCGAGTTGTCCCACTTGTTCTTGATCGTGGGCGAGACGACGGACCAGTCGTAGTTCCCGCCCGGCCGGCCGACGAACTTCTTGACGACCTGATCCACGGTCATCGGGCACGAGCGCAGGAGCGTATCGACCTTGAACGCATCGTCGATCCCGAGCCAGAACGTGCCGATCGGAAGTGGCAGCGTCGGCGCGATCTCGCGCCAGTGCTCGGTCATGATCCCGGCAGCCGGGCCAAAGCGGCCCATCTCACCGTAGTTTTGCCGTGCAGCCTGGTAGAAGTTCGACGCGTCGAACATCGCGTAAATCACACGCTGGAACTCATCGAGCCAGACGCGCGCAGGCTGATAGTCGTTCAGATCGTCGTCGGCGAATTTGAAGTCGAGCCACGGCCGGTTCGGGCTCGACAGGCCGGAATACATGCCGCCATCGAGCGTACGAAACGACAGAATGGGATGGGAGTCCATGAGCTGCCGCATCTTTGGACGCTGCCGGCCTTGCGCGTTCATGCCCAGGCTCGGCACCTCGCCGTAGCCGGAATAGTCGGCGATGGTGTGCCAGTCGGTTTCGCAGTCCTGCCGCTGCGCCTTGAGCGCCTTCGCCAGCTTGTCGACGTGCTCGCGCCTGGTCCGCTCGCCAGCAGGGGCGCTCGGCGGCGCACTGCGTAGGCTCAGCGTGCCCTCAGCCATCGGCCCGATGCTCCGCGCCGCACCGAGCGCACTTCACCGCCCCGCTCGCGGGCTCGGGCGATTCCTGCCGTTGTCCGCAGTCGCAGACGAAACGGAGGAAGGGCTTGCCGCGCTTGTCGAAGCGCTCAGCCACCGAGCGTTGCCGTAGTCGAGGGGGGCTGGAGCGAGGGCGCCGCCATCATCAGCGCAGCGAACCCGCGACGACGCTTCATCGGATCGGCGTTGCCCGGCGTCTTGACCTCGGGCGCCTTGGTGGCCTGCCGCTGCGCAGGCGGCGGCGGAGGCGGAGGAACGTCGGGAGCCATGCACATACGCGAGGACTACCCCGCGCCTGTTTGGCGCTCAAAACTACTCGTGCAGCTCGGCGTAAGGATCGTAGGCGCGCTTGGCCCGCAGCGCGATCATCTTGTCGACGACCTCTTGCTTGATGGTGTCGATGTTCGCCATCAACACCGCATCCCCGTCGTCTGGCGAGCGTCCAAGCTCCGCCTTCATTTCGTCCTTCGACCGCACCTGTATCAGCGTTTTCTTCGCGCCCTTGACCGGCTTCCACTTGTACGCGGTCAGATCTGCCTTGAGCCGCAGATCAGGCGGAAGAGCTATCTGCGCCGCGTTCGTCGGGTCCAGTGTCTCGCGCATCCGCCATGCCAGTTCGGCGCGGCGGTTGAAGAACCCGAACATGCCGTCTGCCGTGAGTTCCTTCGAACCATTGGCTGCGTTGATGCCGATAACTTGAATCTCATCCTCGTGCAGCGCGTTGTGCACCGTCAGCCCCCAACCGATCAGGTCGATGTGGACCGGCGCTCGGTCGCGGCGATGCTGGATAACCTTGGCCGCCCCAACGCGCCCGGCAGTTTCCTGCTTGATCTCGTGACCGGGGATGCGGACCAGCTCGTCGAACCAAGTCCCGTGACGCGCCGAGATGACGAAGTTGTCTCGGCCGCCGCACGCCGGATCGACACCTAGCGAATCCATCTCCCCTTTGCCATTTGGCCGCGGCTCCCATCGCGCCATCGCAGCATCGACCCATGCTGTAGGGATGACCTGCCACTCGTCGTCTTCCACGCCGGCCTTGAAATCGCCTTCGAGCATTTGGGAGCGCAGCGGCTCGGGCATCGATTGCAACGTTTCGATATAACCCGAGCGGACGTAGAAATAATTATCCGTCACCCGGCTCGGGATGAACGTGCGGCTCTTTGGCGTGATGATCTTCTCGGGGCTGAATTCAGCGGGGTCGAAATCGTACAGCGGCTCGCCGCGGAACAGCACGAACCTCCGGTCGTCGGCAACCTCGACGTCCTTGCCCTTGATCGTCGTGAACCAGCGCAATTCGCCGGGGCGCGCCGGGTTAGGATGACGATCATCGAGCCACGGGCCGAAGAAATCGATGACCCATCGGCCCTCAGCAGTGGTGGGCGGATTGAACGTCATCAACACGCGGCTGCGCTGCGAAGCGTCGGCAGATCGCGTCCACCCCATCGTGAAACGGACCTGAGCTTCGCGCATCTCAGTCACTTCGTCGTAGGCTTTGAGATCGTGCGGGCGGCCCTGCCATTTCTGGTGATCGGTCGGGTTGTCGAGCCCGGCGAATTCGATCAGCCGACCGCCTACGCGCCAGGCCGATTTCTGCGAGTTGTATCCGTCCGTCGTGCCGAGAATTTCAGTCAGCCGCTGGATTATGCCCTCTGTCTGCGTTTTCTCTCGCCGAAAGATCGCTGTGCGCTGGTGTTCGGTCAGGGCGAGCCCCGCGATCAGGTCGGACTTGCCGCCACCCGCAGCGCCGCC